AAAAACAAAATGAAGCAGTTACCATCGATAAAGAGCGCATGAAAACTGCTAAACATAATCAAGCAATGACTAACCTTAAAAGACTCGATAAGAAGCATTCTGACAAAGATCACATAGATCATATGAAAGTTAGAAAGGCAGTTGATAATGCTGGTCAAAGTTTAAATAAACATGGTGCTCATAGTGATCAATATAAGACTGCTTACGCTGTAGCCAAACACTTATCAAATAAACACGCACAAAAAGAGAGTACAATGACTTTCAGAGAAAAACTAATGTCATTATATGAAGGCGATAGAAAAGCGCATTATAAAGGTGCCACTGAGCCGGAAGGAATGCATGATAAAAGTAAATCTTCTAAGGGTGCTATGGATATGATTAACACACCTAAAGAAGTTGCAGCTGATGGTAAAAAAGTCAATGATGACAATGCAGCCAAAGCCGCGGAAAAGAAAATGGGTAGAGCGAAGAAAAGGTCAGGTGGAGACAATGTATCAGGTGGAGATCAAAAGATTGTACCCGGCGGAACACCAATGAAAGAACCTTCAATGGCAAATGAAGCCTACGATAAAACAAATAAAGCAACTATGCATGTTAAAGATGCAGGAGTGGAAAAAGAAGATCATCCATTTATTAGAAAAGACGTTGCAAAAACTGGTGCCAAAGTTAAATTTCATTCAGGTGGAGGAATATCATACCATGGCAGTGATCATCAAATAGCTAAAGCATTAAAGCAACATCATCCAGATGATCATAAAGAATTAGGCAATTTGAATTATCATAAATCAGGTCAGCACGATAAAGACTACGGTTCGCATGGATCGCATGTTTATACAAATCATTCTGCTAAAACTAAAAAAGAAGAGTATGGAATGTTTGGCAGAAAAGTAAATAAAAATTTACTTGATGCTGTTGAAAAGGTAATTAATAAAGAAGGAAAATAATTATGGCTATATCACCTCCAAATTTTCAGAAAGATGCAATACCAACTCCAGCAGGTTGGAGACATCCAAGAACTAATGAACTTTTAGTTTCAAGAAAAATAAGTGCTGATGACATTAACGAGTACTATGGTATCAAACCAGAAGTTACTATGTTAAAGGAATCTCCAACTAATGTTCAAGAAGCTAAAGACGAATTGTATGGAGACATCACTGAAGAAGAAGACAGTTTAATAGGTAAAACTAAACTTGAACTTGAAGCAATTGGTCGAGAACACGGCATTGAACTTGATAGAAGAAAAAATAAAGCTGATTTGATTGAGGAATTGAAAGAAGTTATTTAGTCTTAATATATAACTATATGTTGAGATTTAAAGAGCTAAATGAAAAGAACGTATTGTTATACGCTGCTAAGCATTATAATAATCCAAAGTTCGCAGACATTGATGACTTTCACGAAGACTTAAAAAGATTTAAATATATTAAGAGATTATTAAATCGTTATATTGAATCTGATGAATTAGCTGAACGACTTATATTAAATCATTTAATTGTTATATTTAATATGTTTGGTATTGAAGCTGCTTTGAATATATTGGAGTTAAAGTTAGAAGGTAAGCATTGGCCGGTGATCAAACCATTTTTAATATTTTTAAGATATATTAAAAATGATGAATATACTGGAATAACAATGGACCCTACAGTGGTTGATGCTTTAAGGAAGATTTAATGGGAATACTTAAAAGAGCAGCGGATATAACATACACTTTTCGATTCATACGTATGATGGCTATGGATTGGAAAGATTGGGATGCATATAAATTAGGTATCATTGATGAAAATGGTAAAAGACAGAGAGATGTAAAATTGGATAATGATGAAAAAAAGTCTGCTTATACTCCTTTTGTTCGCCTTGCCGCTAACCTCAAAAGGCTCGTTGCAAAAGTTCCAGGGGGTGGATCTAGACTTGGATCTTTTGCGTCCGCGCTCTTTCTCATTAAAGAAAAAGTCGGCCAAAAAGGAATAAAAACTATATGTAAAGAAATGGACATCGATGTTTTAGATTTTTTAAATGAGAAGAATGAATGGTTTTTATTAGATGAAAAACAATTATCGCCAGGAGTCTATAAAGTAAAAAATCCAAAATTATTAAATGATACATGTGCTGAAATGGTTTGGCCTAAAGATCAAATTAGAATTCAAGATGATTGTTTTCCAGTAGGCGATGTATTTGGTGTAGACATATATGAAGCAACACACATAAATACAGACAAACAAATATATGTTTCCACAAGTGAGTTAATAAGATGAGAATAAGTGGAAGGCAAAAAGGAAGTAAAGTAAAACCATATTCACATGTTGTTGTACAGCCAAGTGCACCAAAATCGAGATATACGTTTGCTTATTATAGTTCTGAAGCTAAAGCAAAAGCTGCACAAAAAAAATATGAACCATTAATTGGTAATCCTTTAAAAGTAGTTAAACAATCAGGTAAAAGTGCAAACACAGATATGATGGAAGCGACAAAAAGAATACCAAGAAAAAAAGGACAACCAGCTAATAGTAAAAAACACAGTGACTTATATACAGATGAGAATCCAAAAGGTACGATTCATGGTTTGAAGTTTGCTACAGTAGATGATGCAAAAGCATCAGTTGCTAAAATTAAAAAGTCAGGTAGAAAACATGCTCATCAAATTCAAGCTGCCATTGCAATGGAACAAAGAGCCCGTGTCATGGGTAAAGCTGGACCAGCTGCCGTATACCGAGCTTTCATAAATAAAATGAAGAAGAAGACTAAAGCTATGCAAAAAGAAGATATACAAGAAAAAAATAAAGGACTGTGGTATAATATTCATATGAAAAGAAAACGTGGCGAAAGAATGAGAAAGAAAGGTGAGAAAGGTGCACCATCTCCAGAAAATATGAGAGCGGCACAAGCTGCAAGTGAAGATGTACCCACAACAAGCACCGCATCAATTCCAAATCCCGCTACAACAGCCATGGGTCCAAACTATGTGCATGATAGAAGAAGACGTAAAGATAAGTTTCCTGTATTACTAAAGCGATTTAGAAAATACATAGAAGATAATCATGGCTAGGCTTTACATTTTCATTTTTATCCTAGCTATTCTAGGTGGTATAGGATATGGTGCGTATTTCATATATAATGATACTATGCAACGTATGGCGGTATTAAGAGATAACAATGCAAAGCTTGAAGTTGCAATCAAATCAAAAGATTCTACAATCAAAGCACTCAAAGAAAATATGGAAAAGCAAATTAAGTTAACTAAAGACTTAAATAACAAGTTAACTATTGCTGAAGAAAATAACAAGAAGATTTCAAACTTACTTGCTAAAACAGATATAATTAAAAATAGTTTAGCAGATCCTATAGGTCAAGAAAAGAGAATTAATGAACAGGTTAACAAAATGTTTAGTGGTATCAACTCTGCTACTAAGTAGTTGTAGTTGGAAACCAGAAAAAGAAATTGTAACTGTTGAAAAGGTTATAACTCCTACTATTGCTATAGCACAGAAAGTTAAGCCTATAGAGATGTTAGATGTTAAGATTACAGTAATAACTGAAAAGAACTTACCAGAAGTTATCAAAAAAGTTAAAGCTGGTATGGGTGAGTTTGTTATATACGGTTTGGATCCACAGTCATTTAAGAACTTAGCAATTAATTTTGAACAAATAAAAAGATATATAGAACAACAAAATGAAGTTATTTTTTATTATGAAAAAGCAGTAAAACCTAAAGAGGAGAAAAAATAATGGAATTCATAATAGATCAACTTGTCACGTGGTGGCAATTTACTGTGGTTGGTGTACTAATTATTATTGGATTTATAGTTAACATGTTTGGTGTTGACTGTGACGATGTCATTATTGGATTTGAATATAAAGAAATGCCAAAGCTACAACCTATACCAATATCTACAGCCGGAAAAGGTTTTTGGGGAGCAATATGGATGTGGTTAACGAGTACTCGTAATTGGGAAGTCGTAGAAGACTGGACTTTTAGAACTGAAGGACATTGGTATGTCATTCCAGCCGGATTTACTTTTGACGGTGCATCTATTCCAAAATTCTTACATACATGGCTATCACCTACAGGCGTATTGTTAATGGGTGGATTAGTACATGACTTTGCATATAAGTACGCAACATTATTGAAAATAAATAAAAAGAGAACTATAGGAACTATTACACAAAAGAAAGCGGATGAAATATTCCGAGATATAAACATAGAAGTTAATGGATTTCATTTATTAAATAAATTAGCTTATTGGGCATTAAGGATAGGTGGATTTGTTGCTTGGAACAAACACAGAAAAGTAAACGCAAACGTTTTTAGGAGATAATTATGAAAGCAGGTGATCATTTAATATTGGCAGCTAAGAAACAAGCTGAAGGACAACTTGAAGTACATAAAGCTAACATTAAAGTATACCAAACTATGCCGGCAGGTATAGGTGAACACAGTGATGTAACTGAAGCAGTAATTGCTGAACTCGATAAGATGGCAACTGCTTATGATAGAATTGAAATGATAGAAAAATATTTTTCAAAAAATCAGTAAAAAAGCCTTTACAAAATATCATTTTTAATATATAATAATTACAGATAATCAAAAAATATAGAGGATAACGAGATGCAACAATTTGTTGACACAAGAGATTTTTTGTCTCAAACTAAGTTCTATGAAGGCTACTCAAGATTTAAAGAGAGCGATGGTAGATATGAAACATGGGATGAGGCTGTTGATCGTGTAATAGATATGCACGAACAAAATTATATTACTAGCAATAATAAATTACAACCATACGTAGAAGAAGCACGTACAGCGTATAAAGAACAACGAGTTCTCGGTGCTCAAAGAGCTCTACAGTTTGGTGGTGACCAATTAATGAAACATCAAATGAGAATGTACAATTGTACATCTTCATATATTAATAGGCCGGAGTTTTTTGGTGAGGTATTTTATATCTTATTATGCGGTGCTGGTGCAGGATTTTCTGTACAAAAACACCACATCAAAAAATTACCGAAAATTCAAAATAGAACTAAACAGGCGAAAGGTTACATAGTTGAAGATTCAATTGAAGGTTGGGCTTCAGCTTTAGATGTATTAATGTCTTCCTTCTTCGTTGGTGGAGGTAAATATCCAGAATACGAAGGAAGAAGAGTGTACTTCGATCTATCACAAATAAGACCAAAAGGAGCCAAAATCTCTGGTGGATTTAAAGCACCAGGACCAAATGGTTTACGTAGGTCTTTAGATAAAATAGAACACTTATTACAAGGTATTGTATTAGATTCCAAAGAACCACTATCACTAAAACCTATAACAGCTTATGATATAACTATGCATGCAGCAGATGCAGTATTATCAGGTGGCGTTCGTAGGTCTGCAACAATTTGTCTTTTCTCACCAGATGATGAAGAAATGATGAATGCAAAAACTGGTAATTGGTTTATGGATAATCCTCAAAGAGGAAGGTCAAATAACTCTGCAGTTATTGTAAGAGATAAGACCACACCAGAAGAGTTTGGCAAAATCATGGAATCAGTCAAACAATTTGGTGAACCCGGATTCGTCTTCGTTGAATCTACTGAACATACTACAAATCCATGTGTTGAGATTGGTATGTATCCGCAGATCAATAAGAAGTCAGGTTGGCAAGGTTGTAACCTAACTGAAATCAACGGAGGCAAATGCAATACCGAGGAAGACTTTTATAAGGCATGCCGAGCAGCGTCTATCCTCGGTACCCTACAAGCAGGGTACACAGACTTTAAGTTTTTAACCGATACATCAAAACTTATTTTTGATAGAGAGGCTTTACTTGGAGTTTCAATTACAGGATGGATGAATAATCCAGATATTCTTTTCAATGAAAAAATACTTGAAAAAGGTGCACAGATAGTTAAGGATGTGAATAGAGAAGTTTCTCAAATAATAGGTATTAATGCAGCAGCAAGAACTACTTGTGTAAAACCAAGTGGTAATGCATCTGTGTTATTACAAACTGCATCTGGTATTCATGCCGAACATTCTAATATGTATATAAGAAATGTGCAGATGAATAAAGAATCAGAAATTACTCAAGCAATCATGAAGACTAATCCATATATGGTTGAAGAATCAGTTTGGTCAGCCGGTGGAACAGATGTTGTAGTTTCATTTCCAATATTACCTAAGAAAGGATCTTTATATAAAGACGACTTATTAGGTGTTAAGCATTTAGAATTAGTTAAGAAAGCTCAAAAGCATTGGGTTGAAGCTGGCACTAACGAAGAGTTGTGTGCTGACAAAGGTGTAAGACATAACGTATCTAATACAATCATAGTCGATGACTGGGATGAAGTAGAAAAATATGTATATGAGAATCGTGACGCTTTTGCAGGTATTTCATTCCTACCTATG